ATGATCTCTTGGAAACTCTAGCTTAAGAAACTAGAAAACCATTTTCTCTTTGCAGAGAGTGGCTTTGAACTATGTTCAAAGGAGTCTTTAATAGATGGATCCCATTTCTGGGGAACCCCACCTTGATGATACTCTTAAACGACATGGATCCAGTAGTTTCTTCCTGTTACTATTCAACTAGTAATGGAGGAGAACTATGAGCCCTAGTGTCTTTTAACCTGCCGTCCCCTTATGGGAACAGCGGAATCACATTGCCCAAAACAGGTGCATAATAGCCACCTGTCTAAATATGAGCGTAGTAACCCCTTTTTAAAAAAATCTTAAATGAATAAACATAACAAATTTATTTCAATTATTGATCAATTTAAAGATGGAGTTCTACATGATGTGATGGTTTCACTAAATAACCCTTTTGAGTTATTAGGATTGGTTCGAAAGTTTGGCTGAAGAGTAATCTTAGCCTGCTCTCCTAAACCAATCAAGATAGGTGGGAAACTGAAGCTTTTATATAGTTTCTGTTATTATTTACTCAAAATGCGTAAGCATCATGGGGAAGTATATACAGTTAAGTATTTAAAAGTTTGTCTCTTGGTATCTCAGAAAGTTTTATGTGGTGAAGAAGTTAGGACTCTAAGAGAATTAGAGCCTAACCTGCCTTTCCCTAGATTGAGTAGATCAGGTCTTCCAAAGGTTATACCTTTGGCAGATCGCCGATCTATGCTCTCTGGAAATCAATTTATAATCCAATATTGACTTAGTCTTTTTAGTCTCTATCGTATTATATCGATTCCAGGAAGCCTGAATCTAGGGACTATAACAGATCCTTTTTCCGGAGGTAAAGATTTCCTTTCTTGAGGAGAGACTTGTTTGAGGGTTTTATCCCAAAAAACACGTCCTCACTTCAATAGGTCCATCTTACGACGGGATATAGGTTTTCTTCCATTGGAGAAAAGTTCCCCAAACTTCGCTACCTCTTGACTTGGATGAGTCTATGATGTTAATCATTTGAAAAGATTAAGTCTGGATATCCATATCAAGAAGTTATTGCAAGCTTTTGGCCAAGATACTTTATTAAATTCATTTAATTTCTTATCTGAGACCAAGATCTTTTTGACTCCTACTTGTAATTTAAAACAAAATAGAGGTCTTTTAGGTCAACTTGCTTTGAAGTCAGAGGCTGCTGGAAAGATTAGAGTCTTTGCTATGGTAGATGTCTGAACACAGATGTGTTTAAAACCTCTCCATGACATGATCTTTGATTTCCTTAAGAAAATACCCAATGATGGGACCTTTGATCAAAATCTCGCTGTAAAGCGGGGTATTGAAAAGGCTAACCACCATGGTCATTCTTTTGGTTTCGATCTTTCTGCGGCAACTGATAGGCTACCAGTTTCTCTTCAAGTCGCAGTTCTAACACCTTTAATTGGCAAGGAATCTGCTGAAGCTTGAAGGAGTCTCCTGGTAGAGCGAGAATATCGCTTATTCCACCGAGATAAGGAAAACGTAGTCTATGACTATGATGATCTTAAATACTCTGTGGGACAACCTATGGGTGCTCTATCTAGTTGAGCTATGTTAGCGCTAACCCATCATCTGATAGTTCAATGAGCATACACTCGGTGTCGTCCTTTGGAGGACCAAACTCGGTGATATGACCAGTATGAATTATTAGGTGATGATATTGTCCTTTTTGAAGAGGATATTGCCACTGAGTACCTTTGATTAATGAAAGGCCTTGGGGTAACAATAAACCTCTCTAAAAGCGTCTTAGGCTCTACAAACTCTTTTGAGTTTGCTAAGGTCTCAGTCGTTAAAGGACATATAGTATCACCTATCTCTTGGAAGATGTTTACTTCTCAAAATTCTCTAATTGGACGAGTTAATATACTCTTCCAGTTACTGAATAAAAAGATCTATAAAAATCCATCTATGTTCTCAAAGAACGTATTACGATATTCTATAGATAGACTAGGAGCTTACAACCTTAATCTGGTTGCTCTCCTATCTATGTACGTAACATCCAAGAAGATGAGTTATACATCGCTAATGAACCTTCTTATTGTTCCTGTTTCCAATTGGGATCGTCGTATTGGTAGATCTGCAGATTATTTGGATACCAAATTTGCTGAGAAAACCTTGACTATGATCCTAAGAGGTGAAGAAGAATTGCCTAGACGAAATTCAAAATTAATGACTATCATCTCGCAACTCGATCTTCCTTGGCATAAAATACAACTATCGAATCGATTGTTGATGTATAAAGCCAAATCAGGGGATATAGAAGGACGAATTGTCATAATGACAAATCGCATAGTTGACACGTTACTTCCGGGAGTAATTCCCGAACATTTAAAAGTAATTTCATTTACTAATTCTGAAGATTTTCAATCTTCAGACCTAGAATTTGTTACTCTATATACAATGTTCCATAAGATTGTCCAGAACCTCGTTGGGGAATATTCATTCCTTGATGTAGTTAATAGACATACTTATGGTTTTTCAATAGATACTTTGATCGGACTTAATGGTCAGATTGACAGGCTGGAAGAAGTCTTCCAACTAGTTGATCGTGCTATAAATCCCGATCTCTTATCTAAGAAAAACAGAATTATTAAAGGCTCTCCTATTAAAGCTCTTGAATTTATAATCAAGTCTAATAAGAGGAGACCACTTTGGACCAAGCAGACGCTTGAAGATTCATATCCTACCTCCTTTGGGAGACCTACTATTGTAGATTAACCCATTAGAATTGAGGAAATAATTCGCCA